CCAGTAGCGGCTAATCTAATACCTGCCCCTGTCGAGCCGTTAAGGATTTCTAAGTCTTGACTGGGCGAACTAGTACCAATACCCAACGACTCCGCAGAAGCATCCCAGAACAACTTCGCAGTCGTACCCGTGTCTTCGTAGAAGCTAATGTCGCCGTTGGCATCTACTTTTAGACGGTCAGCATTACTTGTAGTTAACTTCATATGCCTAGAGTCTAGAGACGCTAAAGTAAACATACCTGAAGAATTGTGCATTTTACCAACTACGCTACTACTGGCACTGTCTCCACCAATTTGATATGCGTAACTATTATTAATAATGACGTTGCCTTGTACATCAAGCCCATCGGCTACAACTGTGCCAGTAACATCTATGCCTGTGGAGGTTGTGGCAATTTTAGGCGCTCCGTCGTAGTACAGAGTAGCCGCACCATTTTCAGCAAAACGCGCCATGTTTTCACTGTTGGCGGCGTTGTTAATAATTAGCTGATTTGATGCAATGTATAGGTTGCCTGTGCCAGTTGTGTCATTAATGTAACTATTTGACCCGTCATGATAGATACGCAAATCTGGGCCAGCACCGAAAACAGCCTTGTCGTTGTCACCAAAGTTAACATCAGCAGAGGTAGTCATGCCGTCTGTTGTGATAACACCAGTAACGTCGATGCCTGTGGAGGTGGTGGCGAGCTTTGTAGACCCCAGATGCAATAGCGAAACAGTACCGCCAGATCCGCCATCAACCATAGTAATGTAGTCATTACCATCGGCATCACGGAGACTTAGGTTTGTACCCTTAATAAATAGATTACCTGTGCCACTGTCTTCAATTACAGAATGACTGCCTGAATGATAAATCTGTAGGTCAGAGCCAGCACCGAAAACAGCCTTGTCGTTGTCGGCAAACAAAATGTCATTGCCATTAGACGCAAGATCACCACCCAGTTGTGGCGTAGTGTCTTCTACGAGTTCGTTAGTTGCCGCTACAGTAGTATCAACATACGCTTTGATCGACTGTTGAGTAGCCAATGCAGTAGCACTGTTGCTAGACATATCGTCTTGGTCAAGGATGTCTGTGACTGTGACAGCGCCTGTACCAGACAGCCCATCAAACTCTACGTTACCGTTGACAGTAACAGCGGCAAAAGTTGGGCTATCAGTAGTAGCTACGCCTTGGTTCAGAGCTTTGACTGAGGCTTCGCTAGTCAACTCTGAGTCCATTAACGCGCCAGCGGCTGTGACGTTAGCTGTGTCAGTTACGTCTGCTGAGGCTTCGATACCGTCCAGCTTAGAGCCATCAGTAGCGACATCACGTCCGTCTACAGTACCGCCTACAGTAATATTGCCCGTAGCAGAAACAGTAGTAGCAGAGACAGCAGCAGGAGTAGCACCACCAATAACAGTCCCATCAATAGTACCACCATCAATGTCAGGCGTATTTACATCAGGAGACGTAAGAGTCTTATTGGTAAGTGTCTGTGTGCCTGTTAGGGTTGTAACGGTAGAGTCAATATCAAAGGTAACAGTATTGCCTGAGCCAGACGTATCAATACCAGTACCGCCTGTGAAGGTCATGGTCTCAGTATCTAAATCAATGTTTAGTGCGCCGCCTGAGTCTGCTTGAAAGTCTAGGTCTTGCGCTTGGAGTTCTGTGGTTACAGAGTCAACGTAAGCTTTTACGGACTGCTGTGTAGGAACCAGAGTTGCACTGTCGGATGACATATCGTCTTCATCGACAAAGGCAGTGACACCAATGGTTCCGTCAGAAATAGTTTCAAAGGTTAGGGTTCCGGTAAACGTAGGCCCTGCTGTGTCAGCTTTAGTTGTAATGGCTGTGGCAATTGCGTCAAACTCAGTTTCAAATTCAGCGCCACGAATAATTTTTCCTGAGTCGCCTGTAGGTAACGAGTCCTTCGCTTCAAAGTCTGTAGTCTTAGTGTAGTTCGACATTGGAAAGTCCTATTGCAGAGAAGAAGGAGGAGAAAGGAAAAGGGGCCATTGCTGACCCCCTAAGATCGTTACTCAGCGACTGCGAGTACGAAACCAGCTTCAGGTCGGTATACTTCAACACCGTAGAGGCAGTCAGCCGTGTACAGAGTTGAGAGGTATTCCTGCTTGTACTGAGTCTGTGAACGAACAGCTTGCTGCTCTGCCATGACAATAGCGTCACGGTGGAACAAGAGTGCTGCACGAGTATCAGCAGATCCAGCAGTGTTGTCTGCTGCTGCTTCGATAGTTGCACAGTTGTTTGAGACGTAGATGTCTACACCGTACAGGTTACCGATAAGGCCAGAGCTTACTGCTTGACCAGTTACGAAGTCAGAAGACACGTATCGGTCAACACCCATGATGGTGTTACGAACCGAAGGTGGGATAACAAGTACACGGCTTTCCATGGGTACGTTGTTGTCGTCAAGCTTCTGGATCATGTCACGGAAGAACGCATCGGTAAACACGTCAGCAGGAACGATAGTATCGTCAGTGTACTGAGTAGTTGTACCGCCGTCGTTGAAGAAACAACCGCTGTGCTGGTAGTCAGTAGGAGCTACTGAGCCAGAGAACACAACAGCACCACCGTCACCAAAGCCAGTACCACAAGAGTGGAGGTCGGTGTCGATCTTTGTAGCAAGAGCATAACCAGCGTCTTCAGTGTAGAACTGACGGAGGCTAGAAAGCGCCTGTACTTCAACGATGTCTTCGATCAAACGTGAGTACTCGAAGTGACGGTCGATGTCAACAGTCAGTTCGCTCTCAGTGTTTGCAATGATAGTAACCGCAGTGTCAGCAGCCTTAGCATTTGCATCGCCACGAGTTGGCTTTGGAATGTGAAGCTTGTCGCCCTTCTTGCCGTTCATAGCGATACGCTTGACAAGTGGAGCCATCTTCAGGTTCTTTTGGTAAGCAGCAATAATCTCATCACTCCAGATTTCTGGAATAAAAGTAGCTGCTTCAGTCTTCGCAGTATTGCCCGCTGCACCGGGATAAGTTGCAGTAGCCATGTCAATCTCCTAGATTATTTGACTCGACCCTCCGCATAAGCCGCCATGATTTCATCGGACAAAGCTTGATAACGGTCAGGGTCATTTTTCATAAGTTTAATAATGTCGGCCCTGCGATATACCTTCTTACGACTACCTTCAGCACTACCTCGTGCATTGCCTGTGTTAGCTGCCTTAAGTGTCTGCTTACGTGCCTGTTTTTCAACTTTGGCAGTCTGCTGTGCTACTGTTTTACGTTCTTTCCAGAGTGTAAACAGTTCGTCAGCAGATTCAGCATCGTACTGTTGGTCAGCTTGTACAAACAACTGAGTCCTAATCTTAGAAGCTTTGATCCATTCTGCAAACTTGGGATCACCAAGGATTGTTTGCATGTCTGGATGCTTGTTTTGAAGCGTAGCCAAAGATGACTGCTTCTTGTACTGCTCTGAGTACTCTTGTGCTTCTCTTATTTTAGGATGGTTCTCAATAGCACGATTAACAGCGCCTTGAGGATCTGTAAAATAGTCTATATCGTCTTCAGGCTCAACGTATTGTTGAGGTGCTGGTGGTTGCGTTTGAGTACTAATGTAATCATCTACAACCTTACGAAGTTCTCCTACCTCAGAAGACTGACGACCCAATAACTTTTCAGCTTCTTGGTGCATCTGTACAACTTCTTCTAGAGACTTATTTTGGTACTTCTCTGGTAGGTTTGGTTCTTCTTGAGGTTGCTCAACTTCCTCTTGGGGTTGTTGAATCTCATCAACTTCGTTTTCAATGGTGTCCACGTTGTCCTCTTCAGGCTGTGGATCAAGCATCATAGCTTTTGACATAATTAAACTCCGTGATTATAATCATTGTGGAGATTTCTTTCTACCTGCTTTTTCGTGTTCTCGTACCCACTTCATGTGCTGACCGGGGAAGTCCCCAGTAGAGCCATCAAGGTGAAAAGACGGGGCAGATACCATTCTTGTAGAGGGTTCGCCACAGGTTTTGCACCTACTTTCTGTGACGTTATCCTTTACAAATTCTTCTGTGACATGTCCGTTAGTACAACGGAAGTCGTAGATTTTATACATCTACTGGGCCTTCTTCTTCTACTTCAGCTTGCTCTCTGGCAACCTCTATAGTACCCTGTAGATTAATTACTGTTGCAAAAGCAGCTACCTGACCTTTACGAAAGAAGAGATCTTCTACGTCTTTTACAGTCTGTATATCTGCCAACTGTTGTGCGTTTGTGGAAAGCTCTTGCAAGAGTTGTTTGAAACCTTCGTGATTGAAGAGTTCGTTGTAGTTGTCGAAGTAGGTTTCAAGCTCTGGAGTCATAGTTTCCTCTAATGTTGTTAACTATAGTTTTATTATATCATACTTTTTAGCAGTTGTCAAGCATTTCTTGTAGATTTCCTACGTTTGCCTGAAGCAGTAACTGCATGTGCTATACGCTTAGGTCCTGTCTTACGTCGTGCAGAAGAAGCCTTTTCAGCTTTAGTCATCTTAGCCGCAACAGCTTTAGGACGACAAGAGGGGTACGGACGTTTAGACTCACCCTTTTTTGCAGACTTACGTCCACAAGGTTTGCCTGTCTTAACGTCTACCCACTCCTCATTAAACCACTTCTTGAGGGCAGCACCTTTCTTACTTTTTCTTACGGCCACTTTTGTTACCCCAGTTCTTAGCGCCGACTTTGCGGCATTTGGCTACAGCACCAGAGGCGTATGCAGAAGGCCAGACCTTGTATCTAGACTTGACCTTCTTTGCACAAGCGTCGTTAGCTTTCTTAGTTTTAGCTTTAGGCATCTTTAGTACCCCTTGGGTTTGCTCTTGCCTTTCTTTTTTCGCTTACCTGAACAGTTTGGCATGGTAGCCTCCTTACTTTTTGTGAACTTTCTGGACTTCAAAGTTTGCAGACTTAGACGCACCCTTGTGTGGCTTGTAGCCGTCTGCAGGGTCTTTCATTAGTTTATAACCTTTGCCGCTCTTCATCCAATGATGGCCTTTAGGTGCATTAACTTTCATATTATCACCACTTCTTACACGACCAGTATCGTGCCGTTAGTTTACTAGGTGGATTAGTGTCACACTTGTGACGTGCTCTGAACGACTTACGACGTGCAGGCTGGTCTTTCTTAATAGTCATCTTAGCGTCACCAAAACGAATAGTCTTAGTCTTGTCGCCTTCCTTGGCTACTACTACAAACTTCTTCGTTGGATGACTAGGCGTCCGCTTTGGCTTGTTGTACCCGCTTACGCCCGCCCGTGCTAGTTTTGGATCCTTGGACTTTGGCATTACTGAGTTCCTCCACCTTGGTTTCCAAGTGGTCCACCTTGGTTTGTAGGTCCGCTAGGTGTTGGAATGTTCCGTGGAAGTGGTTGTGGACTTGGTTGAGTAGGAGTTGGAGTTCCCGGTCGGTTAACATTTGTTTTACCTTCTATCTGCTTTTCTTTGAGGAGAGTATCGGCCACTTTCATACGGCGTTCAAACTCTTTATCTTCTGCGTCACCTTCACGAAGGTTTCGGGTGACAGCGTTAATACGGTCGATCTCAAGCTCCATAGGCACTGCCTGAGCCTCTGCAGACAGCTTGGTAGCCCTTGCAGTTGATTCCTGTGCCTGAGCAGCCAGAGCAGCCGTCTGGGACTGCTGGAACTGCATTTGCAACTGTTGTGCTTGTTGCTGCATTTGTTGTTGCTGTGGGTTAGGTTGCATAGCTTGTTGCATAGCCGTAAGAAGCTCTTCACGGTTAGACAAGTTCATGTTGTCAATAATACTTTGAATCAGTGTATTGTACAACGGTGAGTCTTTTTGCATAGTCTGTAGTAGTTGTACAAGCTGAGTTACTTCGTACTCCCTAGCAATAATACCTAGAGTACTGCTAGCGTTAAACTTGTAGTCTGCTACAGGGTAGTTCTCAGGGTCAAACTGCATGTACCTATAGGCTGCTTTCTTGACAAAAGGTATTAAGAAAGACTGCTGGAAGTTAATCAGTGTCCGCTTATGACGTTTAATAATAGCGCCAAGAGACATACTAATCCCAGCGGCAGTAGCCTCGCCATTAACACTACCAGCGATTCCTGCTGAGTCCACTGCTCCGGTAGCTTGTTGTACCATCTGCTGCAGTGCTCCGGCTTGAGCAAAAGTAATTTGGTTAACATTACCAAAGTTAAACGGTTGAAGTACTTCTTTAGGATTTCCACTGGTCAGTATCATCTTTCCGGGGCGTACTTCGGGTTTAGCACCACGAGGTAGCCTAGTTGCGTCAATAGCCATCATAGGATGGATCGTAAGACTTAAAGCGTCAATTCTAGCACGTAGTTCTGTGTCCAAAGCTTTCTGAGAGTTGTAGCCTTTTTCACATACGCCACGGCCCCAGAAACGTCCGGGTACTACGTCCCAAGGAAACGCAACAACAGGACGATCTGTCATCATGTAAGGATTAGCTTCAGCTTTAAGAAGTATGCCGCCGTTAGCAATCACTACAACGGCTTCTACGTACTTTGATTCAGACCCCTCATCTTCTACTAGTTCTTCTTCATCGTCGCTTGTAGCGGCATTCAGAAGCTCTCGTGGCACTAAACCATAGTACTTAGTAAGACGTACTTTGTCATCGTTGTAGATTGTTATGTCTTGGTCAGGTTCCAAGTCAGTATCAGGAGCAGCAGGACCAACGTATACGTCACGATATACCCCCTGTTCCTGCAAAAGCTCAACTTGGTGTAAACTAACAAACTCATCCACAGCAACACCCATAGCGTCGTCTACAGACGTTGCTACAGGGTCAATTAGGAAGTTCTGAGGTAGTACAGGCTTAAGTTTAACTTTGACACGGTCAGTGATGTTTACTCCTACTGCTTGCAAGTCTCCACCCATAATAGGTTGAGTAGCAGGAGCCATCTCTTTCATTTCTTCAATAATTATTTCACCAACGCCTGTACCAAAGACTGCTGCGTTAATTAAGCATTCTGCTACTGCTTTACGCACCATGCATTCTTCAAAGTCTTCGGTTAGCTTATTACGAAGAAACTGTACGTCTTGCTTATTGGTGTCACCAAGGTTATCACTTACGTCAAACCACTTACCACGTCCAAACGTAGCTTCTTCTAGTTCCGCTACATTAGACTCAACTGCCTGTTGAAGTGCAGGAGAAATAATACGGGAACGCTCAGAGCCACGCTGGCTGTCAGCAGGATCCCATATACCACGCCAGAGTCGGTAATACTCCTCAAAACGCTGTTCATAATTCGACTCATAATAGTCACGCCAATCCTCACATTTGGTAATGACCCAATCCTCAATTGTTTCTTCAACCAGCAAAGGGTCTGTATCGTAAAATTCTGCCATATTAGTATCCTGCTACCACGTCTAAAATTTCGTGGTCCTCAATTTCGTAGTCGTAGTCGTACGCTACATTTGCCAGTTGGTCAATATACGCCAAAGCGTCTATCAAGTCGTCATGCGTCAAAGGATCAGGGAATTGAAACAACTGGTCTAAAAACCTAGAATTCCACTCACCTTTGTTTAATGTAATGTAGCCGTTTTCGAAACGACCTTGTAGTGCCCACATTACTCTGTCGGTCTTCTTTTTATTACCGTGGGTAAGCTCTTCTACTCTGAAGAACATACCGTATCTTTTCTGCATGTCAACAAGCGGAGACATCACAGCTTGTTTAGCAATACCTCTTTCGATTCCGACCGACACGGGACGGTAATCTCTAACGGCCTGAAATATCTTAGCTGCTGTTTCGTCAAGACTCCATCTACCGTATATGATATTGTCAACATACCAACCATGCTCATTGACCTTAACCACTGCGATGGCTGTGTCGTCAAGCTTGGAGTTCTTAGTCTTTTTCTTGTTGACTTCTTCAAAACCTGCCAAGTCAACTGCAATGTAGTAATCTCCTACTTCCGGCTCATCTTCACTAAACCTAACCCAATCCTCTTTAAACATTTCTGAACCACGGGCTTCAAACGACGCCATAAACTCCTGACGAAACGCATAAGAAGACATAGAGCGTTTAGCAATGTCGATTTCACTAGGGTCCAACAATGGGTTATCATAGCTCGTAAAGTGCCAAGCTTTGTACGTAGGGTCATCATCTAAGTCCGCATATTTGTATAGTTCGTAAAAGTGGTTCCTTCCCATTGGCGTACCAATGAACATTGCACAGCCCTTTTGGTCCGCCAAAGCAGGTCTCAAGATCTGCTCAAACACCTCTGGTTTCATGTCAGCGTATTCGTCCATGACTAGAAACTTAAGGCTGACACCTCGCATTGTCTCTGGTCTGTCGGCACCTTTGAGGCTAATGGTAGCACCGTTGACAAGCTTAATTTGCAGATTATTAATATGGCTACCAGAGATAACAGGGTGTCCCAGTTCCATAAGGGTTTGCCACATGATGTCTCTGGCTTGTCCCTGAGTAGGTGCGACGTAAAATACATGGCCTCTGTCCGCCTGAAGTGCGTTAACTATTAACATCCAAGCTGCTAACCTAGACTTTCCTGTACGTCGTCCAGCAGCTACTATTTTAAATCTTGTGTCGTCTGCCCAGACTTCTTGTTGCCAAGGCAGTAGCTCTATATTAAGATCCATTGAAGTTATTAAACACCGGTGATGCTTCTATTAAATCAAACGTAACTACTACTTCTACGTTCCCTGCACTACCACTAGACGCCTTGATAATGTCTCCCGGTTGTAGAACAAACACGGCATTACCGTCAATTAGCAGGTTTTCCTTAGAAGATATGTTAGTACCGTTGTAGATATACACATCTTCCGTGGGGCTGGGCTTGTCTACAAACAACGTAACGTCATTGGTGGAGTTATGTAGGTTAGCAATAAACGCCATATTCCAATGAGCCACGTAACCAGCAGGGATTTCTACGATTGTCTGCGTACTAGTATCTGTTAGGTTCTTGTTCTTTGTGTATAACATTAGTAAGTCCACATAACAGGAGTAGTACCACGGGTGTCAACATGAATAAAGTCAGAAGCAACACCGATACCTGTGAATCCTAACTTAAGAGCACTATTGACAAGCTTAAGGCGATCAGCAGCGTTTGTTATTTTTATGTCCGCTGCGATCCCTTGGGCATGAGTTCCGGGAACATCTTTTCTTGACTCTATTGGATGTAGTGTCGGGTGTCTATATCCACTAGTAATCACAAAAGGAAATCCACAGTATGCCCTTAACTCGTCTAACTTCTCTAGAAACTCTTGTTCCATGTTGTTGGTTCCGGAGACCTGACAATCGAATTCTTCTCTAGTAAAATGCTTAAGAGTCATCTTCTACTACTTCTCCTTCGATTATCTCTGGTGTTAGTACCTCTGCAGTGCCTACGCCACTTATGTTGATCTGTATAGCGTTACGACCAGCGTCTTTTACTACGTCCTTTTCAAAGGCACCCACTGGTAGTATACGATCCATCACAAGTTTCCAAGCAGCAGCCTGATTCTTATGGTCATGGTCCAAAGCAGCATCAAAAATAGTCTCTAGGACCTTACGTGACTTTGGACTAGCCAACATACGAGCTTTGTACTCGTTAATTATCGCTGCGTCACCCTTTGGTCGGCCTACTACACCCTTGTTACCGGGCTTTACAGCAGCGACTTCGGACTTCCGGGGTCTGCCACGACCTCTTTTTTTAACTTCTGTGGTCATGAAAAAAATTATCCCTTAATATGACTATAGTATAACATAAGTCTTCACAAAAGTCAAGCTATTTTAGAGGTAATTCCAGGGACTATTGAAACTTGAGTAAAAACAACAGGTTATACTGCTTTTATTTTTACTTAATTTTTCTAATTTTGGCTTATTTTGTGCTTAAGGTGCTGCTACTATAGCCACAACATAAGTTCCCCCTCCCCCGCCCAAGTTATCCACAGGTTATTCACAAGTTATCCACAGGTTGTGGACATCTTGGGCATAACCTGTGTTTATCCTGTGGATAACTCTAGGGTTGTGGATAAAGTTATGCACAGGTTATCCACAGGTTGTGCACAGGATCAACCTAAGTTATCCACAGGTTTGTCCACATGGCCCTGAGACGCCCTGAGAAGCCGCTCACGGGGTTTTAACCTTGGGGTATACCATAAGACCAACTAAAGTTTATTCGAGTTTTTACACTTTGGGGGTTGACAAGTGTGAGGACTTATGTTGGACCCTTTAGGCCTTTCATAACGTGTGCACGTGCGAGTAACATAATACACCAAAAGAAGTCAACAAATAATTAATGTAAATATTCACACAAAATAAATGTTGCACTCAGGTTTCATTGTGGCATTATGAACTCAAGCCAAGGCAATCAAGCCAAGGCAAACAAAAGCCCAAGGAGGGCAAGCAACATGGAAAACATCACACGTTCAAAAATCCTAGGTCGTTCAGTCATCATTCGTAAGCGTAAGATTCTAAGCAAGCCCTTCAGCTATAACCAAGGCGAGTGCTACCACAACCTAACCGGCGGCCTATGGTCTCTCTACATCGAACACAAGAAAGGCCGAAACACTAACATCAGCATCGACGACCGCTAAACTGCGGTCTACCCTTGGGGCTCGCCTAGTGCGGGCCTTTCGTGGTATCAGACAACCAAAAGGCGGCATTATGTATTTTGACCGATGGGACATTTGCGAGGCGTACTACTGTTATGCTCGTGACTATATGAACGGGCAAAATAGCCCAGAGATGCGCATGCAAGCGAAACTAAACCAAATGCGCTTTGTTCCTTCCTATGCTGTGAGGCATCTGTATAATTACGAGTCGCTGTCGTCTAACGGTAAAGCGATTTATGATTCATTAGTTCGGAGATATGCGTAATGATTAAACTTTCGAAGGCCTCAAAAATGCCGGGTCGCTCGTGGTCACTGCAAGCGCTCGACACTTGTCCCGGTTCAAAGAAACGTGACGGGTCATTAGTGGACGCTTGTTCGGGATGCTATGCCACACAAGGAAACTACCGATTCAAGAACGTCAAAGCCCCTAGAGAGCACAATCGTGAGGACTGGAAGCGAGACCAGTGGGTCGACGACATGGTCTCAGAATTGGATAACGATCGGTACTTTCGATGGTTTGACAGTGGTGACGTTTACGACGTACGCCTAGCGTTTAAGATCCTTGAGGTAATGAAGCGAACGCCATGGTGCAATCATTGGCTACCGACACGCATGCACAAGTTTACCAAGTTTGGACCAGCGCTCGCACAAATGTCAGCATTGCCGAACGTAGTAGTTCGCCTATCGTCCGACAGCATTACAGGGGACACCGTAGAAGGCCCTCAAACGTCCACCATAGCGACGTTGGACAATGTGCCAGGGGATGCCCTAGTTTGTGAAGCTTATTCACGAGAGGGCAAATGCGGACCTTGTAGGGCATGCTGGTCAAAGGATGTCGCACTTGTGTGCTACATTGGACACGGTAAGAGCATGGAAAAGAAGCAACGGGACATAATAGCGAGGGTAGCGTGATGATAGAACAATGGCAACCATGGTTCGACGTGCTGTTATTACTTGGGGTTTGTGGTATACTCACACCCTTGTTTATTTACATTGATAAAAAGGAGCGTGACAAATGATACCTGAAGCGTACAAAGCTTATGTAGAAATTGACGGTAAATGGGAAATGATCGCTTGGGCTTACACTTACGATCAATTTAAACAACGGTTAAGCGAAGCTAAAAAGCTTTACCCTAACCACGAAATAAGGAAAAATTTCGCATGATTACATTCTACATGTGCCAAATTACTGGTAAGTACTTTGAAGATACATTGATAGCTAAAACTGCAGTGCGAGTCATGGATTACCCTGATGAACCTTCTTGGGGCTTGTATAAGACATTTGACGGCTTAGCTGTGCTTTGTGATTGTGACGTTGATGAAGCTTTGGAGGCAGTAAATAATGATAGTTGAAATGTTAGATGATAGGGTCTCTATTGAGGCCTTAGGACTGCTTCCGCACTTCTTCGAACGATCACTGTACATTGAAGGGCAATCCATACAGTCAGTCGCTGACAAGATGGACGACTTATACCACTATGGCGGCTTTGTTTATCATTTAGATGGCACCATTGACGAAAAGGGTGTCTATACTTCGGCCCATGATGACGAGGACATATTGGACCCCATAGCACGGGTGGACAAGCTTGGGTTTACCCTTTGGGTTTATCCTTATGCAATCGTAGGGCTTACCGATAACAAAGGTAATCAAAAAGTAGCGAGGTTTGACTGATGGAAACGAGCGTATTGTTTTTACTTTGGTTTTGCTGTATACTTGGAGCAGTTTGGATTGTAATTAAAGGAGATAACGATGCCTAGGGAATCTTGGGAGATTGCACACGATAACTATTATGATGACCTTGAGTCCGATCATTACGACGGTCTTGATGATTCCGAAGCTTGGAAGGAGGAGGAACAGAAAGTGATAGACGAATTAATACAACGGATGCAGAGGGCTTATGGTGGACTACATTGATATACTGTGCTGGACTGTCGTTTGTGTCTTGGGTATCAAGTTTACTTTTGCTATGGTGGATATACTTTTAACGCCCTTGAATGGACACTTGTCAGATAAGGCACGTAAAGACATGCTAAAGAGGAGAAAAAATAAATGACCATTGACGAGTACGCTACCGATAGTGGCGCTTTAGATGACAACTCAGGTCCAACAAAGGACCCCATGGACCAAGCTATGGTTGAACACATAGTAGAATTTGAAACAGAAATGTTTCGTATGGACTGCTTACGTAAATACTCTAGGCTCAACACTAGACACCTAGAGAAACTAATGATTGAGATACATGGGGAGTACTGGCGAGATGCGTTGTAGAGCTTGTAATGTAATTTTGGACGATACTGAACTAACCAAAAAGGATGCAAATGGCGACTTTATTGACATGTGCAATTATTGTGTTCATGCTTCTGGGTCTGTCGAGGTAGATAGTGATACTTTTGTGACAAATTACCCTAATGAGGTATTTACAAATGACGAAGATTGTGATACCCTCTTCTAAGGTATATACCTAAGAAGTAAACTAAAGAAGTAAACAGTAGTAGTTAAACCTAAGGAGCAACTTAAGTTATGCTGATTGACGAAAAGAGTATCTATGTGGTCGATGGTGGTGACTACTCCATTTACTGCTTAGGCTACACTCAAGCCCGTACAGTGACCAATGACATCATGAAGGCCGACCCTTGGGGTGGCATACCCTTTGTGCTACGTAAGGACCTAGAGTTTTCTCTGGACGACCGTGGCAATGTGGTCATGCCTAGGGTGGTACTTGACAAGATCCTATTTTTAGCAAGTGATGACCTACCGGAGGGTGACGAATGAAACAACCAGAGAACGGCCACACGAAGCACTTTGGCAACGACGGACCCATAGGCAACGACGCTGAAATCATTGTGTACTATGAGGA